ACACTATATTACTACAATTTCGAATTTTTGTCAATCACTCATTTTACATGTTGATACTACATTTTGTATAATTTTATGATTCATTGGATCAAAAATTAACTTACGACATTACGTTTTAAGGTGTTTTTATTTTCAAAGAATATAACTTGTTGTCTAAAATTTTGCATTTTTTCGCTATAGCGAAAATTGACATAAAAAAAGAGGTAGGATTGCTCCTACCGAATTTTTACTTGAATAATTTATTAAAAGTATTTTTTCCGACTATTCCATCTACTAATAGTCCATTTCTTGATTGAAAATCTTTTACTGCATTTTCTGTTGCAGGTCCAAATATTCCGTCCGCATCTATGTCGAATGAATGACATACTAACATTGCTTGAATTAAATATGTAATATTACCTTCTGCACCTTTTCTAACATTTATACAAGAATTGTAAGTGTTGGTTCCAAATATTCCATCGACAGCTAAACCTCTTCCATATTGTTTGTTTAATTCTGTTTGTAGACCTTTTACTAAGGCTTTCTTTGTTTCATTTCCATAGATGTTGTCTACAGCAATACTTAACCCGTATTTATCATTTAGAATAGCTTGTATTCTTGCCACGTTGCCTTTTTGAACGTTTTCTTGTGGTTGAGGTATAACTTTATTGTTTGTCTCAGAATTTACAATCTCGTCGAATGGGAACTTATCTCCTGGGCAACTTGTTGCACATACATCTTTATGTTTTTGCACTGTTGATATCTTGTACTTATTCTTTAAGTATACAACTAATTCCTTTCCAGCTTGTTTTTGAGCTTCTGGCATATCTTCTTGCATATAGTCTCCTTCGAAGCAAATTCCTAATGAATTATAATTTGCTCCATATGCGTGTGCTCCCACTTTATCTTCTGGACGAAGTCTATATACTTTACCATCTTTTCTTACTAAAAAGTGGTATCCAGCACCGCTCCAGCCATTATTTAAGTGCCATCTATGAATGTCCTCGGCAGAACAGTTCTTTGCGTCTGCATGATGTAGAATTATTCTTTCTGTAGATGTTCTTGTGTTCATATTTTTGAATTGTAAGTTAGTTTCAATTATTTCCATCTATTTATCCTCCTTATTTGTAACAACTTTTTGACCTAGCAAATATGTACCAATAACACCTTGAATAACAGCTATTATTTGAACTATTTGTATTGCATATGGTATTGTTATACCATCTACAGCATTAATTCCTGCAACTAATGCACTAACTATTGCTAAAATATTTGTAGCATATTTGGCTATCTTCTTTAATTTTTCCATAATATTTTTCTCCCTCTTATTTAATAATTAAAGCTATAACAGCACCAACAATCGCACCAATTACGGATAAGATTATTTTGTCTCTTATAGCTTTTTTAACTTCTTTATAACTTTGTGCCGGCTCATTCTCTATGTTGCCAACTCTGGTATCAAGCTTATTTACATCTTCTCGCATTAATTTTACTTCTGTCGCAATTTCTTTGATAGAATATGTAAGTTCGTGAATATCTTCAAGTTTGTTATTTATGTCTTTAAATTTGTCATCATGTTCGTCTAATCTTTTTGTATTAGACTTGCTTCTGTCCTCAACCTCTTGAAGCTTGATTATATCTGACTTTTCCATAGATTATTCCTCCGCTTTTTCTTCTGTGCTTGCTGTTGTCTCCTCTATTATGTTGTCAGTTTCTTCTGTATTCTCTATTGCTTCTACATAAACTTCTTCTACTTTTAGCACTAATGAGCTATATTCTTCATCACTAATCTTATTCATTGCATAGAATATATTTAGCTTGTTCTCAATTTGCTCTTTCTCTGCATAATATTTCTTTTCAATTAATTTTAATAATAAATCTGATATTCTCATAATTACACCTCTTTCTCTAAATCATTTTCTAAATTATCTAGCAATAAAGCACTTGTCTCTGTTGTATTTAGCAAGTTCTCTATATTGCTTAATCTTTCGTTAATTTCTTTATCTTTATTATTTAATATTGTTTCAATATCTTTCTTGTAGGTTATATCTAAAGTCGCTAATTCGTTGTCCACACTTATATTTGTTATGTTTTTATATGTATGTAATGCTGTGTCAATTACTTTTTGTTGCTTTGGAGTATATGGAATTATTTCTTCTTCTGCCAATGGATATTCTACTATTGCATTATTATTTTGTAAAAAAGCTTCTAAAGCTTTAGTGTCTTCGATTCCAGTAGTTAATAATCTCAAATAAGTATAACTTCCATCTTGTCTTAGGGCAATTTGCCACCCCTCTATTGTATCTTTCATGATGTTCCAAGGTACTCCTAAAAATTTATCAGATAAAACACCAATTTTCAAATTATCTGTTTTTAAATTTTTTAAAAGTAATCCTTTTTCAGTGTTTATACCTAACGCAAATTTGTTATCTAATGCCTTAAAATAGCTCTCATTTGTACCACCACTACCATTTAAAATTATAATTCCAACATTTTTATGTATGCCATCTTCAGCCAAGTAATCCTTTACCCCATTTGGCAAACTTCTTAGTTTTTGTCCTTCTGCAAGTGGGAATAATATTTCTTGTTCTTGATGAATTTCATACAATTCCTCTAAGTTTAAATAATCTCCTTCTAGTATCATTGTTCCTTCTGTTATTATTGTAGTTCTTGAACTATCAGTATATTGCTGGGTCACATATGCTAAAGTTTTTTCCTTATTCGTTTTAAATTTTACTATAAATTCATTTGTATCTTTCTTTTTGTTTGCAGATAGCAATTCGCTTGTTCCATCTTCATAAATTCCCGTAAAATTTATGTTATTCTCTGTACTAACATTTGATTTGCATTTTAAAATATATGTATATTCAGTTTTTTCTTTAATTTTTGTTGGTGCAATAATTAAAGGTATTCCGTCTGTTGCAAAACTTACGTTTCCATTTTCATCTTTATATATAATTTTCGAGTAATTAGTATCATTTATAACTTTTTCTATTTTATATAAATTCTTGTTACTTATTGTTACTCCTAAACTGCCACAATTGTAAGCTGAGTAAACGACTTTCTCACTTCCAACTTGTACCTTCAAATTAGTGTAATCAACATAAGTACCTGCGACTACTCTCGCATCTGTTGTTACATACAATATAGCAGAAATAGTATCTAATTCACTGTTTAAATTTGATGGAATTGTGATATATCCAGTGCCAGAAGCTGAAAGCACAACTTGTAGTAGACTCTTTGTAAGAGAAGATGAATTTCCTGCGAATATTGATATTCTAGGGTTTCCACCTGTAGTTTCTATATCAGCGTGAATCCCTAATGTTTTTCCTAACAACTCTCTTCCTCCGAGTTTAAAAGCTCCGTAAGTATAATTCCCATCTTTATTTGCAATTAATCTTCTACCGGTATCTAGTGCATTTCCTCTCAAGTTATTCGAGGCATCAACTGTATCTTTATTTAATAAATTAATATTATCTCCAACATTTTTTATTTCACTTTGAAAGTCTAGTGATGGAGATACCCCATAAGATTCATACTCAAATGAATTATCTGTTATATCGCCTTCGATAACAGATAATCTAAAAACTATTTTTACTGAAGACTGGGGCTTTACGGCAACAAAGGTTCTTAATAAATTAGTTACATCTGTAAAATCACTTTTAGTTTTTAATTTATTAATAATAATATCTCCAGCTTTTAATTCGGTAAGAGGTTTAGATGGTGTAGTTGCACCAAAAGCAAAACTTGTTGAATCATTTGTAATACTTAAATATCCGCCAGAAGTTGTTGTTACAGATTTTATTTCGCATATTATTGTATAGGTTGTATCTGTTTTTAACTCTTTAGTCAATTTTGTAAAAAAATTGCAGAAAGCATCTTCTGTTTCAGCAGTATTAGTTCTTTCGATTGTTATCCAATCATCTTTTCCTATCGAACTATAAGTTGAAAGAACTGTTGTTTTCACATTAATTACATTCTTTCCACTTCTAGTTTCTTGTCTACTTCCTCCATTTATCCTCCACTCAAATGGCATATTAGAGCTATCTTCAAGATGTATGTTATTACCACTTGCTGTTCCAGTTGGTATTTGAGATTTCAGCAAACTATTTTCTTTTTTTATTTTAGTCAACTCTTCATCAACATCTTTTTTATTCTGTGCTATACCCTCTGCATTTTTCTCTATATTTTCATTCTGTGTTGTTTGTTCTTCTTGTATTGCTGTTATAGTTTCACTATTTTGAGCTGTTGTTTCTTTCAATTCTGATATTGCTGTTTTATTGGTCTTGTTATCCGTTTTTAACGCTTCTACATTCTTACTTATTTCAGTGTTTGCTTCTTCGACCTTACCAGCTCTCTCATTAAAACTCGTTATTTGTTTTATTACCTCTGCATCATCATAATTTTTTAAAGTATCTAATTTCTTTTTATACTCATTTGTAAAGTCATTTGTTGATAAATCTTTACCTGCTTTTTTATCTACTTTATCATATAATTTTTCATCTATAATATCGTTGTTCTGATTTGCAACATCTATATTGTAATTTTCATTTTTAGCAGGTTTTTTTAGATTATAATGTGTTGTATATTCAGCCATTATATGCACCTCCTCCAAGTTCCGTTTATATTTTGCCATGTAACAGCACGCTTCCAAACGTCATTTATGTTTATCCAACATTTTGCACGTTTCCAACTTCCGTTTACATTATTTCTTGATGTCTTTTGATTGCCTTTTAATGTAATCGTACATGTTTTCGAATTTGTATATCCACCGCCAGATACAATAAAGGTAACAGTTAATGTACTACTGTTACCATATAATTTATAAATTTTATCTAACTCAGTATCTGAAAAAGAAATTGAGTTCGTTCCTGTTACCACATTTGTCTTAGTCAAAATAGAATTACTGCCTATTTTCATTTCCAAATTTAAAGATAATGAAGCTGGATTTGTAATTTGAATTGATGTACCATCTCCATGTATGAAATTTTTTGCATCGGTTATTTTTGCATAATCCTTTGTCTTTATTTTATAGGTTTGATTTTTAGGTAAATATAATTTACTATCATTTCTTTCGAAGTTTATATATACTGTATATTCAGTATTAGGCGATAAATTAGATATAACTTCCGTTCCTCCTGCTGAAACTACATTTTTTTCGTTCATTTTGCTTTCATCAATTCCAAACTTTATATTTCGACAGCTTTCATTAGTTTTCCAAATTATTTTTACAGTATTTAGTTCAGCAATAAGTTGAACATCCCAGCTTGTAATATATCTTGGAATTGTATCTAAGTTCCAGCGTTGTTCTTTGCTAATATTATCTGACCTTGAATATATACCACCATGCATTTTAACAGTAAGACTTGGTGTATCATTCTGATTAATATCTAAATTTCCAGAGGCTAACACATCACCAGTTGTGACCGAATGAGAGTCACTTCCTGAATATACATTCTGTCCATTAATTTCTACTGTTTCGTTATGATGATAATATATAGAAGAACTTCCACCAACAGCAGTTACTTTATACCAAATGTTTCTTATATTTTTTTCTGCACTTATGCTATTAGTTCCCCATTCGAATCTTAAAACTCTTCCTTGGTATCCTCCAGAATCCACACTTCCACTTGTTGACATCTGCTACACCTCCTAATTAAAATATTGAAGATATATGTCTCCATTACTTCCCCCAGATGGTGTTGACGTTCCTTTTGTTATGGTTTTTTGTTTACCATCTATTAATGCTTTTAGAGCTTTTCCTTGTGCTGCACTTAAAGCATTTGTAGTCGATGTACTTGTTAATACATTTTCTACTGTTGTTTTATTTGCACCTGTTGCAATTCCATCTAACTTACTTTTATATGCATCTGTAAAATTATTTTTCGATGTTCCTCCATTCTTATCTTTAAAAGTTCCTGTAATAGTAACATCTCCATCTTTTCTTACGAGGTTCTCTGTAACTTCATCAATATAATTTTGAAACTTCTGATATAATTCCACCCCATCAACACTAATTAAAGAATTTACTATTCCACAAAGATTAGCATCTATTCTTTTATCTGTTATGTCTGCCGTTTCAATATTAGATGAACTTTTTACAATTACTTCTGCTAAGCATATTTCATATATGTTATCATCTCTTTGTAATATTGCTCCAACAGACGCACTTCCTTGTTTAATGTATAATTGTGTTTCTCTAACGGCTAGTGTTTTATCTAATTTAACTACTACTCTATCTATCCTATTGCCAGAAGCTGGTCTTTCTAATGTAAATGCTTTTTCTGTTTCGTTTTCAAAGTCTGCACCTTCTATAATTCCAGCACCTGTTGCTACTCTTATATTTAAACCACCATCTGCGGTCACTTTCATACTGTTTTCACCATAATTTTTATATTTTCCAAAGTAAACACCGTTACTTAAAAACTTAGCAAAATATTTTCTAAATACTTCTGCTTCATATAATCTGTCTGGTTCCATCTTACTACTCTCTGAATTTAATACTTCCATTGAGTCGAATGGAAAACTTTTTAATGTTATTTCTCCAGCCATAATCTTTCCTTTCCATAAAAACAAGACCTAGTTAATAGGTCTCGTTACTATTCTTTTTATTTCTTCACCTAGCGTTGGAACTTTATCTCCAAAGCCCAATTCTACTGTTTTGTTGTTTTTCTCATACATTTCTTTTGCTTGAATAATACGTTTATCTTCATATATCCCATTACTTTCAAGTGTAACTAAATCGCCTAAGAAAAAATCCTTTTCCCACTCCATATTTGGAATTTGATAAACTTTTCCTTCAATACTTTGTATTGTTTTATATGTATCAAGCTTCTTTTGTCCTTCTGTTTTTAATTCATCTATATCTTCTATATTATTTAAATCAATTAATACTTCTCTTCTATCAAAACCTTTTGCAGTTCCAAGTACAGTTATAAGTCTATCTTCACTTTCACCTTTTCCTGCCACATAGCCAACGTTTTTATAATTTGAATTATCATCTGTTGTCTTGCCTTCAAGTAAATTTTTCTTTTTTTCGCTAAATATGATATATGGATGCTTTATTATTCCTTCTAACTGTTTATGTGTATATTGTTGTAACTGTTCTTGTGTAAAATCTTTCAAATATTCATGAGTAGTCGGATTCTCTGTTTGATTTACTGTTCTGTCTGTTCCTTCTAAACTATCAAAATATATACACTTTTCTTTTCTATTTAAATAGCCATACCAACCTAATCCAGTATCTTCACTTATATGCTTTTCTTCATCATGTAAATTAGTTAGTCTCGCTTGCCATACTGTTTTTATTCCTCTATTTTGTGTAGGAGCAATCTTAATCCATGAAATATCTCTTTCAGGAGTTCTTATATTGTCATAATAGCTTTCCACTAAGTGTTTCTTTAGATAATGTTTCTGTACATTCTCTGCGTAGTTTTCTGATATTCTATCATAGCCATTTGTTGCAACAATTCTACGTTTTGTAACACCTTTTATACAAGTTCCTGTTACCTTCATTGTTTTACTATTTTTTTCAGTTGATACAACTACTTTATCAATTAAAAGAATTTTGTCATCTCTTTTGTTTACTATTAACATGTTATCTTTCTTTAATTTGTCTGTATTTATTTTGTTTTTATTAATAGTTAGCTCAAAAGTACCACATTCATAATAATTCCATATGCATATAAGACTCTCAAAATTAGTAATAATACCTAACAGTTCAAATTTAGTGTTTATTATTTCTATACAATTCATACTAAACACCTACATACTTATTCGTATAGTCCCTTATAGCAACTTTATCTTTAGCTCCTTCAATGTCTGAACTATACTTAATCAAGTTCTTTCCTACTATTAATTCAAAGAATGTACTATTTAAATCTATATTGTTATATACATCTTTAGTTTCGTGTGGTGTTATTAAATTTACTGTTTCCTTCCCCTCTTGTGTATCTATTACTAGCTTCTCTTTTTCTCCAATTTCCATATTGACTTGGATATATTCTCCTGTTGTTTCATTTGTTACTCTCGGATTTTTTGCTGGACCAATATATTCTATTTGAACTGGTGCTTCGACGTCTCCCTCGTTAACAATCTCTTTATAAAATGAAACATTAGAAAAAGTCGTAGGTAAGCTTAGTCCAAATTTTAAACCACCTGTTATAGATTTTATTTCTATATTTTTTCCTTTTTCATCTAACCAATATGGATCTTGACAATAAAAAGAGATAGTTGCAGTATCATGATTATTTTTTCTATCATTAAATTCTGCACTATCTTCAACCTTGCCATATATTCTATATTTTTTATAATCATTCGTATAATAAATTAATAATTCTCCTCTTTTATCTGTATTTGAATTATACGTTTTAGGATTTATTACTCTCATTATTCTACGTCTTAATTCATAAAGTTTTGCTCTATTTTTGGTTCTTATAGTAACTTTAGCTTTAATTACTCTCGCATCTAATAGACTATCTTCACTATTGCACCCATCTTGATTTACACCTTGGCTCTTTTGTGATGTAGCTCCGAGGGTGTCCTAGCCCTTCAATATGAGACAATAAAATATCTTCTTCTATATTTCCAACACTATCAAATACAATATTTTCATTTAGTGCCAAATTAATTATTTCTAGTTTCTGCATTTTATCGCCTCCCTATATTCCTGCAAGTTGCTCTGCTAGTTTTTCACTTACATTATTTAGTTTTCTATATGTTTCAGATGGCATTTCTGGATTTTGTTCAATATTATTTGTTTGATATACATTGAATGTTTGAGTTTGAGGTTTATTGCTCCCAGCCTCATATTTATACATTCCAGAAGTCCATTCTTTTATTTTATTCTCTATTCCAGCATTTATTGTATCTTGCACTCTTTGTATCATATTTTCTATTTTACTTGTTATTCCGTCGTTGATTCCTTGAGCTAATTTTTCTCCTAATGTTTGACCAGTTATTTCGTAAGCATCTCCATAACTTTTTAATAAACTTAGAATTTTATCTTGATTTTGTTCTACATTTAACAACATTTTTTCCGCGGTTTCCTGTGCCTTATCGATTTGTTTGCTATAGTAATCCTCTAAATCTTCTAATTGCTTATTATAAAGCTCTTTTTGTCTATCAGCCTCATCTTCAACAGTCTGTGTTTTATCATCTTGCTCTTTTTGCAATAATTCTTTTTGATTATTTAATGCTTCTTTTTTATCCTCTAGAGCTCTGCTATCCAATGTTTTTTGATACTCTGCCACTAACTTATCTAATTCTTTTTGATAATTTGCCTTTGTTGTTGCATCATGTTCAAAAGCAATTAATTCTTCTAATCTTCTTTTCTTTTTATCATATTCCGCATCTTCTTCGTCTCTCGTTTTTTGTTGCTCCGCCTTGTCTAATGCTTCAAGTTCTTTTTCTATCGCTTCTATTTTTGCATCATATTCAGCATTAATAGCATTCAATCGTGCTTCTTTTAATTTTTCAACTTCTTCAAGTTGTTTATCAATAAAAGCCTTGTCCTTTTCTTGCATTTCTTCTAATTGTTTTGTAATAGCATTAGTTAGCTGGCTTACTGTATTATCTATTTGCTCTACTCTTAAATCTCTCTTTTTCTGCTCATATTCTCTTATTGTATTTAATTCTTCTCTATAAATATCTTTTCTTTCGTCAAGAGACAGCCTTTCATCTTTCATAATTTGATTTAAGTAGTTTTTATGCATTTTGATAATCTTATTATAGTCTGCTGTTTGTTCAACAATATCATAAGCAGCACCTCTTGCATTCTTTACATCTTGTATATAGTTCTCATAATCTTCTGTTTGTTGGTCTAGAATGTCCTTTTCTTTATTTGCTAATTCTTTATTTAGCTCATAGATTTTCTGTCGTAATTCTAATTTTTCCTCAGCAGTTTTAGCATATTTTCTTATCGCGTATTCGTACATTGATATTTCTTCTTGTATGCTTATTTGATCCATAGCTCTTTTTGCTTCGATTTCTTTTTTATAATTATCCAATTTTTTATTTGAATATGATGAACTTGTACTGCTTTTTGGCACATAGCTTGAATTTACACTTCCCTTAAAATCATCTGGACTCAATTTTGCTAAATTTCCAAGTATATCTATTTGATTTTGGAGAGATGCTGTAACTTCTTCAACTGATTGTTTTGTCGCCCAAGCTATTTGTTGTATTTTTTCGCTATTACTCATCGTAGCAGATACTTCTAATATGCTTGCTTGAATTGCAGTTTGTGCATTTACCCACTCAGCATCTGCAGCAGCATTCTCAGCATTAATTGCATTCTGAGTACTTGTTATTGTATTTTCATTTACTTTTGCTAACTCTGGATATACCTTAGTTAATTGCGTTTTTGCGTTGGTATATTCTTCCGTTGTTACTTTTCCTTTTTTTAGTATATCTAGTAATTGCTGTTTACCTTGAATATCAGCTTTTGTTTGTGCAATATTTATCAAAGTCTCTCTATGAGCTTTTTGATTAGTCAAAGTATTATATTCTTGTCTTGCATTACTAAAATTTAAAATTTTAGTTAACTGACTAACTTTATTCTTGTATGTATCTACACTTCGTCCTGCCACGAAATTTTCTTTTTCAAAATCGGACATAGACTTCTTTACTTCTTTTAATTGTTGCTTTAAGTTTGTTAGCTCAACATCATCATTATAAGAACGATTCCATTCGCCTTTATCTTTAAGCTCTTTTATTCTATTTTCAATTTCTTCTATTTTATTTTTCTTTTCTTCGTAAATTTCTACTATTTTTTGTGCTTCATCTCTTGCATTAGTAACCGTTTCCGTATCAGTACTTGTAAGAGTCCCATTATTTTTCGAAAAATTTTCTAACGCTGTTGTTAATTCCTGTGATTTTTGAGTAGCTTCTTCCATTTTGTCTATTGATTCTTGCATTTTTGTGTTAAATATTGCTAGTCCAGACACAACGGCAGCAACACCAACAGCAATTAATGTTATTGGATTAGCAAGTAACGATGCAGTAAAAGCTTTTGTTGTTAAATCTGCCGCAGCCGCAGCTGTTTTATACGCAACATATGCCTTCTTTACAGCTGTTAATGCAACAACAGTGGCTAACATTGTAGTTGTAAATGTTACAATGCCACTCGTAGCAGTTTTATTGTTGGAAATAAACTCTGTTAGACCTTTGCTTATATTTAGCTGTAATGAACTAAGTTGAGTTAACGCTGGTATCATACTTTCGCCTAACGTTCTACTCAATTCCAAATTAGTTGCATTTAATTGTGATTGTTGTCCTTGATAAGTATTCGCCATTTCGGCAGCTGAACCAGTGAAATCTTTTGCTTCATCCATAAAACCATTATAGACTGCTTGTACTTTTTCAGCTTGTGTTAATGCATCTTTACTTTTACCTATCTTTTTTGCATAATCCTCATGCATTTGTGAAATATTCTTTTCAACTCCTACTGCATTTGACAATACGGAATTTTCCATTCTTATTCCGTCAGTTGTTACTTTTATCGCTTCTGACAACTCATATTGTGGCTCTCTATTTCCTACTGCAGCATCTTGCATTACTTTTAATAATTCACTTGCTTGTTGAACCGAAAAACCATATCTTAATAGATTTTGCATTGATTTACTTAAATCTGCATCATCTATAAATTTAAACTCGTTTACTTCTTCCATTGTATTCTTTATATCTGTTATCGAATTATTAGTTGCTTTCGCAGTTTTTTGTAACGCACTCATGCTATTTACATATTTATTATATTTCTCTACTCCATCATCTATCGCAGATTTTATTTTTACTAATGAAGCTACTGTACTTGCAGACATTGCAATAAAACTTGCATCTAGTTGGCTGTTACTATCTTTTACTTTTTCATTTTGCTTTTCTAATTCTTCTAATTTTTTTTTCGCAGTTTCAATTCCTTTTTCAAGACCTTCTAATCTCATTTTTAAGTTAATCGATAACTCTCCAATTGTAGTTTCATTTGCCATTCTCTCACTTCCTTTTCTAAAAATAAAAAAGATACCTAAATTCAGGCATCTAAAACTTCATTTATTTTTTTTTGGAATTTATTCACTTTTTCAATTTCATACCAATATGATAAATGTTTCTTTATTGCATTCTGTATGTATTCTGTAATAAAATCATTTCTACTTTCAAATTTTATAATGTTTACCTTATTTTTCTCTAATAGATTTCTCAACTGTTTCATGTATTTTTTTAACTGTATCCTATAATAATCTGTTCCACACACATTTTCTTCTCTTGGTAATACTTCATACACTCTCATGTATAAACAACAAATTAAATAATCCAATGCTTGTTTATATCTTTTTTCGTTGTTTAACAAACTATACATATCATCGTATACGATACTTACCATAACATAATCTTTTTTATTTAGATATTCAAGTGATTGCATATTATAAATTGACCATAATATATCATTTTTTGTGTATCCTTTTTCAAAAGATAATTCTCCGTATCTTAGCTCCCTATATTTTTTTACTTTATGAAACATTACTAATTCATCATATTCGGCATTAGTTAACTCTACAAACGCTTTTCCAGCTTTTTCTTTTGCAGACATAAATAATCTTTTATTCTTTTCAATAATTTTTTGCCCTTTGTTAGATAAGATATATTTGCTTACATTAAACTTTTCTTGCAATAATGATACATCGACATTTGCTAATACTCTTTCAACAAGGTCTTGTCTATTGCCTGTTATTTTCAATTGTTCCATTCTTAAAATTTCTTTCAGCTCTTTTGCTGTAGCATTTAGAACATTATCATACCAACTGCTCTTCGTCAAATACTCCAATTTTAGTAATTTTGCGACTTCAATTCTTGGTTTTAATTCATACATAAATTCCCAACGTGGTGAAAAACTAATGTTTGTTTCTTTATTATTCATAAACTTTAAAAATATTATTTCGTTCGTTGTTAACTCATCATTTTCTATGTTGTTTATGCATTGCTTTATTTCTTCATCCGAAACAGAGTCATCATAGCATAAACCATTATTCTCTTCGATTTTTATATCATCTTTTTTTATTACGGAATTTTGTTCTGAGTTGTCTATTTCTTGCATTAAATTTTTCAATTCATCACATTCATTCTGTGAATTTATTATAATTTTTTTTGTTTCTTCATGTTCTTTGTTCTTTTCAGTATTAACTAATATTCCCCATATTAAATATAAAGAAATTACTCCGAAAAAATAATATTATAAAAAACATGCTTTATCCCCCCAGCCAACATTTTACAATATTTCACAAAATGTTACAAGTAGTTTAAAAATCTTCTGCTCCTACTTCTTGCTCATCTTTATCTTGAACTTTATTTAATTCTGCATATTCTTCCATTATTATAGGGATTTCATCTGGATAATAGTCATTTAAGAACTCTCTTTTACTTATTCCTATCTTAACACATATTGCTATTGTTCTTTGAAGCCAATTAGCATTGTAATTTTGCTCAATATTGGCTTCATTTGGACGAAAAAACTTTCTAATTCATTTATCTTCCAAAATTCTTGTACAACATCTAGTAATTCCTTAGGTGTAAGTTGGTTCTCTATAGTTTCTCTATCTATATCCATTAGTTTTGATAGAAAATTAAATGTAAAATCAGGTAGTATAATTAATAACCTTGTAATTAAATTCATTATATTCTCTACTGTAAACATTTCTGATAATTTAAAATCTTGTCCATTGTCAGAAAGTTCTTTTATAAAATCTTCTGGCAAATTCTTTAAAGTCTGTAGAGCTTCAAAATACTTGCCACAAGGCTTCTTCTCAATCTCTACACCATGTACAGTTTTTATTTTAGGTAAACTTTTATTTTCATTACTTTTTGTCATTTTATTTTTCCTCCATTTATATAATTATAAAGAGAGTATTACTACTCTCTACTTTGTGCCTCTTGTGCTGGTTTTACTTCTGCTATGGTGTCTAACCAACTTAGTCCTTTATTTCCTTCCTCAGTATCTTGAATGTCGTAGAATAATCCATCACAACTTCTATTTAAGAAATTTCCTGTAATTTCTACTCCACCTTTGTTTCCATTGCCTTTTGTTTCTAGATCCATTTTTATCTTTGATACTTTAAATCTATATTGTTTCCACATTCTATAAGTTCCATCTGCTAGCAATCCTCTATATGAACAAGCTAATTCTGGGGCAACATCTCCCTTTTTAAAACTATATGTTTTTGTTTCAGAATTGTATGTTCCACCTTTTAATTTTGCTCTTAATTCATTTGACAATTCTGCTAATGTTATTGTAACCGTTTCGCCAGTTACATCAGAATCAATATCCCAAATTTCATCGTCTGCAAGAATTTCGTCTTCTGTTGATTGTTCTTCTTTACTCAATTTTTGTGCAGAAATTACTGGTACTCGTGTACCTACCTTGTAAGAGGTCTCTGTATTTTCCAATATTGGAAATATACTGAATTTACTAAATCCTTTTAAATATTTTTTTGGCATAATCTACGCCCTCCTTCTATAAAATTTCTTCTTTCTCAAAACGCATTGTTTTGTGATAGATATTTGTTTCTTGTTCAAATAGATCCATAGCCAAAGTTCTTTCAAAGTCTAATTCTACCATCTTGTTATTTACATCAATGGCTAATTTAGAACATTTACTTGGACTTTTAGCCCATATATCTATTTGAATAGCAATATTACTGCTATATTCTTCATCGTCTGCTTTACTAGATATTGAGTTATCCATTTCGTAATAAGAAATAGCAGGCTTTTTTTCTAAATCATTCCACCTTTGTGGATAAAAATAAGAAACCTCAACGTCTGAGATTTCCTTTAATTTTTTTAATATTTGTGGTTTCAAATTTTTCATTATTTGCCACCCAACTTTCTTATTTCTTGTTGTATAGATTTCATTACTTCTTGTTCTACTTCTCCTGTATTCTTTGCATGAAGATATGCAGGAGTTAAATATGGTTGTGCTGTTTGACCTTTCCAGTCTGCCTTATAAGATATTCCGTTCTGGTCTCTCTATATTACTTGCAGAGCCTCTTTGCCCTGTTCCAAATTCAACATATGGTGCATATTCGCAATTAGTAAATACTTCTGCTTCTGCACCTTCTTGTGTTATTTCAGACTTTGTCTTTATAGAATTACGAAGGTTTCCAGTATCAACTGGCGCTGAATATTTAGCATTTTTTTGTATTTTTTTTGCGCCTCTTTCAAGACCTTTTCTACAGCTTTCTTTTATATTCCCACCTAGTCCAGATAAATTTGCAAGTAATTCATCTAGTCCTTCTGTATTAGACATCTTCACCTCTCCTCTCAACAAGTAATGTAAAGTGACTATCACTCGGAATCACCGATTTCACAACGTAAGACCTTTCTACAAGTTGCTTTTCTAAATATTCTTGAGTATATTGTTCCAATTCTTCATTCGAATATCTTGAAAGCAATAAATTGCTTGGTTTTATATCAGCATAAACTAATATATCCCCTTCCTTAGCAATAGTGTTTTCACAAGTTACTATTGCACTTGCTTCTATCTCTTTGCCATATTCTTGCTTAATATATTCTCTTGTTGAGAATTGAAAATTACCTTTAAAACTATCTAGTTTCTGTAGTTTTCCGCTTTCAATCACAGCACCTTCTTCGTCTACAGTTGTTGTATTTGACCATATTTCTATATCTTTATCGTAAAATGTATCAGCAATAGCTTTCTTAAATAATTCAGGTATTTGCATTATTACCACTCTACCTTTCTATATTTAACTAACGTAGCCATATTTCTATCAAGAAAAGTATCTACATTCTTCGACATCGAACTTGCTCCACCTATTGTTTGGAATCCAACTGTTTGTCCATTATCAGATGCACTAGAAACCACTTTTTTGCCTTCTCCAATACCTTCTTTATTAAGACTATATTGCTCAATTAAAAACTCCTGTATAAGCGAATTTAATCGTTCTGGCACCGTTTCTATATGGCATCTGTCTAGTATTTTATCTTTGATATTTCTTTCACAAAACCTCAAGTAATTGTCTAACTTATCATCTATTATATTTAGTACTTGTTTAACTTCTTTTACATTGTCTGTCATTTTAATACCTCAAAAGGAGCTATTGCTAGCTCCCTCTTTCTATTCAGACTTAACTGTTAATGCTGTTATTCCTGCCTTTTTAGCTTTATTCTCTGAATCCACTTCAACAACCACTATTTTTTGTCCTGCAGTTCCTGAAATTTCATCTGTTCCATTCCAATTTGTATATCCTGATGTGCAAGCATCGCCATATTTTGGCATAGTTGGATTAGTTGCTACTTTATATTTGTAGCTATTTCCTTCTGCTTTAGCAGGTTTAACAGTAATTGATGTTTTTCCTGTTACTGTTCCTTCTGCGGACTCTACAGTTAATTCTCCTAGAGAACCTTTTGGAACTACCGCACAGAAGGCTTCATCTTTAATTACTAAATATGCTAATCTCATTGTAGCTTTTATAGCAATCATATCTTGTTCTGCTAATGATAATGGTTTTCCATCTGTCCATAATGTATCCTGTAATGTTGCCTCTTTTAAGATTTCATATTCTAATTCAGCTCTAATGCCAACTAAAGATTTGTCCCAGTCAGCTCCAATTAGTTCTGCTTTAGTTTTGTCCCAAGCACCATTTCTAGAAAATTCGATTGGTAATGAATAAAATTCTTTTCCGTTTACTCCATCAACAAATAATTGGTTTCCATTTGCATCTCTTAATTTTCTTAAAGAATTTTTAATACCAATTTTTGCGGCAAAACCATTTACATCATATCCTGCATCTTCAACTGTTGCCATTGCATCTGATACATCCAGATCTAGTTTTCCTGTTCCGTTAGTATCTATTTCAATTTTATGTCCACATTTCTCTACTGATTTCATTATGTTGCTTGCAAATGGAGAATTTGTACCAAAGAAACCTGCTGCATCTATTGCTTGATAAAAAGCTTCTCCTATTGGTTCTTTTAATTCTTCAAATACTGCTATTGTGGTATCATTCAATTTTTCTTTTGTTGTTGGTACTATAACAGCCAATTTTTTTGCTTTTAATTCTGGGTAAATCCATCCAGCTTTAGAAGTTTTTATTCTTTCTCCTTCTCCTACCCAGTATGCTCCTGGTCCTTCTACCATAACTGGTATTTTTTTTGTGTCGCTTGTCATCTCTGTTACTTTAGAAAGTCTTAATAAACTAGAACCTCTAGCCACATCTTTCATTATTTCTGTTGCTTGTTCTACAGGTACAAAACCTTGTAACTCATCTTTTAAATATGCCATTTTTCATTCCTCCTTTTAATTTTTTGGCAAAATAAAAAGACGCTTATAACGTCTTAAATCTTTCTTACTTGATTTTCTTTAATTATCCCAACAAAATCTGTTGCCCCACTATTGCCTTTATTTTCTCCTCCATTTGGAGTATAGTGATATACACCACCTTGTTGTTCTGTTTCTCCAAATAAATCTTTATAAGTTTCCTTATTAGACTTCATTTGTTCTTCTATTCCAGAAACTACATTTTCTCCTTTTTCATCTAATACTATTTTAGATAAATCAAATTTTGAAATAAGTAATTCTGGGTGTTTTGCTTTTTCAGCATATAATGCATCTTTTATTGCAATTTCTTTCAACATTTTAGCTTTTTCTGCCTTACTTGTTGCCTCTAATTCAGCAATTTTGGTTTCATAATTGCCAACCTTCTTTTGCAATTCTGCATTATCTCCATTAGATTTCTTTAAGTCCTCAATTGTTGTTTGAGCTGTACTTAAAGATGTCTTAGTATTGTTCAAATCTGTTTCTAGTTGTGAATATTTAGCTTTCGTTACATATTCATCTCCATTAACATTAGCAATACTTACTCGCTTGTCCTTATCGGCTTTCTCGTTATAAGAACTTACTTTGTTTTTAACTTGATTAAACAAGTCTTCTCCTAAAATTTCTTTTAAGAACTCCATATTTTTCTCCTTTTCTGTTGCTATTTCTGCAACTTAAACAATGTTTGCTTTTTCAAGCATAAAAATAAGCCGTATTTCTACGACTTTGTTTTGGTATAGGCTGTGTACTCTACATCTACCATTTAACTGAACCAACAGAACAGCACCTATATTTATATTTTTTTAATATTAATAACTATTTAATCAATTTTGATAAAGCTTTGTTTTTATCATCTTCTACGATTTTCCACCTTCCACACTTAGAACTGTCTTCTAATGAGGATGGATTGGTTGCAGAATAAAGATAATCTTCTCCACTATCGTCTATAACTCTTAGCATATTCCCTTCAATATCAACTACTTCATACTCTTTTCCATTAGTTAAACCTTCAACACCGAAACTTTTACCAATGTATTTTACTTTCATTTTAGCTTCTTTCCTTTCAATTTATAGTCATATCTGCCATATTCTTCATGCTCTACAAAATGGATATCAAAGATATATTTATCACTTTCAATTTTTCCAACCTTTTTCATCCACTCTTTTGAGTTGCCTCCATATATTTCAGCATATTTGTCGGCACTCCTAAATATTGTGTTAGTTCCCTTCCCAGCAATAACATGTACATTACCAATTATAACATTTTTAGGAATAAATTGCAAAACATTGTTCTCATCATAAAAGCCTAATTGCTTTTCTAAAATGCTATCTTCTGCCGATTTTATTTTTGGCAATTTATTTGTGATATAATACTTTTCGTATTGTTCTGGAGCATATTTTTTCACCCATTCTTCATAGTTCATATCTTGTGGAATTATAATAGATTTACCATTTTCATCTTTGCCCCTTCTTTGTAAGTTTTCTGTTACGTCATCATCAAATTCTGCTACCGTTGTACATCTATCATTTGGATGTATTGGAGGGTAGTTCTTACCGTGGTTGCTTATCTTTCAAATAAAATATTTTGTTGTCTAATTCTGCACAATGTTTACATGTAACATTATCTAATGTTGCAATAAATCTATATTTTTCTATATCTAATTCCTTGTAAGATAACATTTCTGCTTCATTTGCAAAATGATTAGTTTCCGTTCTTAATAATCTAACAGCATTATATTTTCCAATATTCATAGCATCGTCTAATGCGCTAGCCATTCTTTGTATTGACTTGCCAGCAATATTATCTACGAGGAAATTTGACTTTAAATAATTAGCCAATTTATTGTTATTTTTCCATATTCTTTGCGAAAAATTTTCACTTTTATACCAATTTTCATTCAATATTAGATTGATTGTTCTATTATCTAATTGAGAGAAGTTAAATCCTATTCCTATGCCCTTTTGTACATTAAAAATACTTCTGTAATATCCTTCATTAATAATATCAACATAATGTTTCTTAGATATAACACATTCTTTTTGCACTAGTTTCTTTAGCTCTATATCTATGTTTTCTTGAAGAGCTTGGTAGCTGCTTATTCTATATGCATATGCTGGGGCATTGTATTTGGCTAATAATTTACGTCTAACATCTACATCATCTATTGAATTTATCTGTTTTAATAAATTGTCGTAAAATTCTTTTGTTTCTCTTGTGTTTAACAATTCCTTTGCCTCTTTGAACGTAAGTTTTCCATCAACAACATACTTTCCAAATATTTTTTGAATTTCTTTTTGGATATTGTCTTTTGATTTATTATATGCTGTTACTAATCTTTGAATTGTTCCCTCAGATTTTTTCTCTAATCTTTTCATAAGTTCCGTTTGTCTTTTTTCCCAGTAGTCTTGTGGTGTTCTAGCCATCTATAGCACCTCTATTCTTGATTATCATTATGATTATCTTCAAAGCCACCTGCATTAGCAAATATTTCTTGTTGTCTCTTCTCTTTTTCTTCATTTTGCTGTTTAATTTTTTTCAGTTCTTCTTCTGGATCTTCTACCCAAGGGTGATTTTTCACAATTGATTCATCTGATATTATATCTTTGCTTTCTGCTGCTATTTGAGCATTTTCTAAATCATTGCTTATCATATTTCTAGTCCAAGTTTGAGTTATAGGTTTTGTCTCCCAATCTGCGGTTTTTAAGAATTTCATTATTACTCTTACTAGTTTTGCAAATCCTTTTTCAAATTCTATTTGTGTTAACCCAGCTTTTAATTCTAATTTTCTATAAAAGAATTTCAAAGCAACTCCACTGGCATTTCCAAAATTTTCTGTATCTTGCTGTAATGCCTGTCCACTTTCATATATTTGTTTTTTTAAGATTTCAAGTATGCTGTTCCTTGCTTCAACTGGTATCTCTATTTGTAGTGTTTTAAGTCCACCACTTGTTCTTCCATCCGCACCAGTTTCTGTTTTTATTGTTTTATATCTCTTTAAATCTCCAAGAAATTCTTTTAAATCTTCTCCGCCATAATTTTCAAGAATATATATAAGCTGTTGGATATCTTCTAGATCATTAGCATATCCACTCATTACTTTATCGTATATATCAATTAAGTCTCTATATTTCTTTAAGTCGCTTATCATGTTACGGTTATTCTTAAATTCAATAAATGGCACTTCTTCTAAATCATGCTCAAACTCTTGGTATTCTGCTGATAAATATGTAAGCCCTGTTCCTGATAAATTTCCTCTAAATTTATATTGTTCACAATGTTTATCGTCCCAGTATTCAAATATTACATATTCTTTATTTATTCCATTTTCATTTTCTTCTATAATAGGATAATATCTATAAAAACCGATTAATTTCTTCTTTAATTTTCCGTCAAATATTGGCAAACATTGTTCAGTCTCAACAACTGAATATAAAAACTTACCATCTTCTATCCAATAATGTAACCATGCAACCTTATTATTTGTTGCATTTGTACATAGATAGGCACTTTCGCTCTTAAAGTCATCCCCTAAGGTCTCTTTTATTTTCTTGTTTACTTCTTTATCTCCTACATCAAACAGAACTGGATTTGTAAACATATATGCTGTTTTCTCATCAGTTATAAGTTGATGAAAGTTGTGAGATACTCTATTATCTGCATTTCTCATTGGGTCTGATTCACTTGGCAATACTCCCTTTGCTCTTATAATGTTATCATTTTCATAATATTTCTTCTCTAAATCAATCATTCTTCTGCGTTCTGCATCGTTTTGAATTATCCTTTTGATTTTGTTTATATTTAACATATCATTACCTCTACTTTAAAATTGATAATCCGCCTTGCTTTGGCTCATACAAAGAAAGAACTAATGCATCTCCGCCTATCTGGAGAAGTTAGTCCTCTTTTTTTCATCTCTTCTTTTCTTTCTAACTCTATTTTTCCGTCACTATTTATTCTGTATTTTCTATTACTCAATTGTGTAATTTGTTTATCATCATATACAAGTTCTATTTCATGTCTTCTTAATTTTTCTCTTAATAGTCCCCACATTAACCCTGTAGAATTACTAAACTCAACTGGTTCTTCTTGTTTATTTTTCCCTCCAGCTGCTCCAAAATGGCATTCATATAGTTTTACTGTTGTCCAGCCCTTTTGTGATTTAATTTCTTTTAACCTATCATATACTCCAACACCTAGACCATCACAGTCAATCTTAATATGAATTGGTATTCCTATATATTGACTTCTTAATCTTTCAACTACCTGAACTATTGCTCCTGTTACTTGCATTGTGTCATTATGGTGCAATACGTTAAATGGTTGTTGGTACTTTTTATCAAATAATGTATTTATTATTGTTTCATCATCACCATACCTTGCTACATCGACACCTATATCAATTCTACTTTGTGGATAATTTCTTGTAACAATTTTATTACTACAGTTTTCAACCCAATCAAGTTGTATAAAGCTGTCTGGCATTGCTTTTGGAAATTCTCCTGCAACACGAACTCTATATACATCACTGTCTAGTCCATACATATCTATAATCATTTGTATGTATTCTTTTGAGACTCTTTTCGAATTTTCTCCTGATACTTTAAATGTACTGTATATGTTTCTGTTTTTGTTGTGACTATCAAAAAAGAAACCGCTCAATTGAGTTGGGTTTCCACACATGATTAGTTTTGCATCTTGCGTTGATAGAGAACCTAATACAGGTTCAAATACTACATCTTTAACACCGTGATGCCTCATCTATAATATATAATAAATGGTCTGCATGGAATCCTTGTAATGCGTCTGGCTGTGTTGCTGTTCTTGGCACTGCAAACCAGTTCTCTGGGTTTGATTTCATATATAGTTTTTCTTGAGTCCATTCAATTTCACTTTGTATTGCTGGTGTTCTCCATTTAGCCACCTCAGCCCATAATATATCATGTAATTGGTGCTTTGTTGGGGCTGTACAAGGTATTTTAGGAAAAGGTCTAGTACACATAAACCAATAAATAAGCCAGCTTTGCAATGCTGACTTTCCTATACCATGCCCACTTCTTACAGATGTTAGTTGGTTTTGAGCTACACTCATCAATATATCTCCTTGTATATCATCTGGTGTAACTTTTATTACATCTTTAACAAACTCTACTGGTCTGTCTTTATAATATAATATTGCTTCTGTCGTTAGCATTACTTGTCACCTGCCTTATTTTCATATGCTTTTTGTATTGTTTCGGCAAGTGATTGTCCATTGTTTCCTTCTTCGTTCTTGTTAGTTAATATATCATTTATATCTTTTAATGCAGATGTTAGCTCTTTTAGCCCTTTTCTGTCAATAATGTCTATATATGACTTTATTTCTTCCTCTTCATTTATTATTTCTTTACTTGGCTTACACATATCATAATTGTATTCTACTGTCTTAGTCTTTTTCTTATTTCTTGCTATATGCATATTAAGTTCATTATTAGCTTGTACTATTTTACTTAATAAGTCATTTGCTACATCTTTTACTTGTATTATTTTATTAGCTTCTTTTTCTGATTCTTTTTCAAGTATTTTTTCTATTACTTTAGTACTTTTTTTGTCCTCTTTTAGTACCTTTTTTTCTTTCCATCCTTTTGTACTCTTTTTGGTACTTCCATTTTGTTTTATTCCTTTATCTTTTAAGAAGCTACTTACCGATTTATAATCACCTAATATATAATCTTTTTCTAACTGCTTCCAATCATACTTAGCCACCTCGCTCACCTACTTTGTCTTTAACTCTCTATTTGTATTTATTGCATTATCGTTTTCATAGTTTTATGATTTTTAAGAAAATCTTTTGCACTCCAATATTTAAGTCCTTTTTCTTTGCACTTTTTTATATATTCTTCTGCTGTCCGTTTAGCTTGTTCTTATACATTTTGTGAGTAT